TCCTCATAGGTATCGGTTGCCCAGATAATATTTTTCTTTGTTGATTTATCCTTAAGAAGCAAATCCAAAAGAGAGGCCACCGGACCGCTCTGAATATCTATCAGTTTTTCCACAAACGGAGTCTCCCTCCTTTAAGCCTTTCCATTATTTTCTACGCTGCTTTCTTCCGATGCACCGCCGGACCTGATCCATTCGTCAACCTCGGACAACTTGAACTTCCAAAGCCTGCCCACCTTATATGCAGGCATATTGCGCTTATTGATCCATTGCAGGATGCTTTCGCGTCCAACTCCAAGGTATTCCTGTACTTCTTTCAATGTCGACCATTTTTCTAAGTTTTTATCCACGGGTCTTTCCTCCAACGCTCGGATCGAGCGTAACATGAATTCTTATATTAAAATCCCATCTATGGTTAGGAAAGCAGTTTTCACCATCCGCGTCCTGCATTTCCCACTTGCATTCAAAATTTCCTTCAAAGCCACGGGCATCAATGTCTGTGGCTATTTTCGTATGTCCGCCCGGTTTCAGGTCAGGCAGCGGGATAACAGTCTGCCTTGGCCTCGGCCGAATCTCATGACCATTTACGAGAACAAGTCGCCGTCCGCGCCATTCATGAATCCCGTGATTCTGAATGAGCCAGACATGATGAATGATCTCATAGCATACGGCATCGTGACTTCTTCCACTCATATCTACTATGACATCATCACCAGCATATCGCGGACCATGCAAGTCCTCATTCTTTATTTCCTTACCTTGTAGGAGTGTCTGATACACCGACCATATCGAATTGTCCACATCATCCGCCGGGCTCGTCACAAACAGGCCAAACTGCATCGCTAAGGATCTAGCAAATTTTCCTAAGTCAGACTCCGTTTTGGCCGGTATTCCAAAAGCAGTCATGCAAAGCAAGAGTTTATTCTCTTTCAGATTCTTTGCAATAAAATCCGCCAGGCCACCGACATCAATTGGATTCGGGAAGCTTGCTTTGATTTCCGCAGTAAGCGAACGGTCCTTCACATATCGTCTTTCCGCCTCAAGGTAATCATTCGTCCTTTTTGCGTAGCTGGCGGGCATTGTGAAATAGCGGCTTCCAGCGGCATTAAATAACTCAATAACAAAGGTGCCTTGGTTTTTCTGGTTATTCAAATAGCCGTACAGCCTTTTAAGAAACTCATAACTTTTTATGCTAATCACCCCCCGGTACCTGATCCAATACCTGCAGTACCTGATTCTTAGTGACTCATCTATTTTTCGGTACCTGATGTTTCCCTGATAATAAAGGCAGTTGATTGAGAGGGCTCTGACGTCAACGAAAACAGACTTTTAATCTCATTATAAGCATTTGACAGGCAATCGTCAACTGTACAGAGATTATTAATTTGTAAGCAGTTATAAGCAGGCAATAATACGCAAAAAAGCGAGGTAAGAATCATGTCAAAAGAAGATAGAGAAATGTGGCGGATCAACATTGAGAATTCCACTGACACAGTCAACAAAATTTACGGACCTAAAGTAGCAACTTCAGTATTTCATAGGTATGGCGCGACAAGCTTCGACAATCTTAGTCCTTCTTATTATTGGGAAGTCTTTAGCGATCTGGAACTGATCGCAAATGACAAATAATGAATCCGCCCTAAACATGGCATTAAACGGTTCACTGTTATAACGGTTCACTTCTGTGCACAGGGGTGGCTCGAGCGGTCATAACAGTCATAAGTAAATAAATGTCAGTCAACGAGCATGGCTGGCCAATTCGAAACGAGTTAGTTCCCGTTCCGGACAGGCCTGCTATGCTTTTCTGCATTTGCTGTTCCTCCGGTTCGGAAACGGACAGGAGGAAAGCAAAATGCAAAAGAAAGTCAATCTGTACCGTATCTATCTCAAGACTACCCGAAAATGGGTGGAAGTACCCGAATGCTATTATAAGGATCACACTCGTTATTACGACGCGCTCCGAAAGCGCCGGCAGTCTCATGGACAATGCGTTTGCTCGAAGAACAAATTCTGGCTCTGCGACGGCGATTGTTACAACTGTGAATTTCGTCGCGCTGGGGACATGCTCTCCCTTGATTACACGACCGAAAATGAGGAAGGTGATACCCGTTCTCTGCTGGATGCACTTGAGGACCCCACTCCTTCTTTTGAAAGTGTCATCTGCGATCAGGCTGAACTTGACCAGCTCTTTGCACGTCTGAACGAGCTAATTCCTGAAGCAGTGCAGATCGGCCAGCTTCGTCAAGATGGTATGAGTGACGAGGCCATCGCCAAGTTCATCGGCATCCCGCGCACTACGTTTCTCTCCCGCCTCAAAAAGGCAAAGGAGCTTCTGCAGTGCGAATACCCTGACCTGTTTTAGCCCTGTATCTCCGGCCGCCCCCAAAGCGGTCGGAGATTTTTCAAATTGTTTTTCCCTGCTTCGTCAAAACGCCCTTCCCACCTCCAGTGGGTAGTGGAAAGAGCAAAAACGACAACCGCTCCTTCCGGGGAGGTGAACAAAGTGTACGAAACCGACATCCGGGCCCGCGCCGCGGACAGAGAACTCATTGAAGTCCTGACCGCAATCAGCGCCGTGTCCAAACGCATGGCAAGGAAACTCACGATACTTGCCGATCAGAGTCAATCCGCGGAAGGAGGAAAAGCAGATGAGCAAAATGGGCGAACTGGCTGCCACCATCGAAGAACTGCGCAGCGCTGCTGCCGCTATTAACGACGCGGCGAACTGGCTGGCCGAGGCGTTCGGCGCAAAAGAGCCGGCCGAAAAAGCGCCCCCGGCAGAACCGGCACTGACGCTGGAGGAAGTAAGAGCCGTGCTCGCGGACAAATCCCGTGCGGGCCACACCGCCGAGATTCGCTCACTGCTTCAGAAGTACGGCGCCGACAGGCTTTCCAAGGTAGACCCCGCCCGGTACGGGGAACTGCTTGCGGATGCGGAGGGTATCGGGGTCCCCGAAGAATCCGCAGATTCTTTGGGGAGAGGAGGAGCAGCGGAATGAACGAGCTTTCGTGTTTTCACGGAAGCGAGCGATATGAAGCTTGCGACGACGAGATGCCACCTAAAGGACACGCGATTCTCTCCGCATCCAGCGCCGACCGCTGGCTCCACTGCCCGCCGTCTGCCCGGCTTTGTGAAAGCTATGCGGACAAAGGCAGCGACTACGCCGCCGAAGGCACCGACGCCCACGCGCTGTGCGAATACAAGCTCCGCAGGGCGCTGGGGCTTCCCGCCGAGGACCCGGCCGACAACCTGACCTGGTACAACGAGGAAATGAACGACTGCGCCGCCGGCTACGCTGCTTATGTGCTCGAACAGGCGGAAGCCGCCAAGCAGAGCTGCGCCGATCCGGTGGTGCTCATTGAACAGCGCGTCGATTTCTCCCGCTGGGTGGAAGGCGGCTTCGGAACGGCCGACTGCATCATTATCGCGGACGGCACCCTGCGGGTCATCGACTACAAGCACGGCCTCGGCGTTCTGGTCAGCGCTGAGGAAAATCCGCAGATGCAGTGCTACGCGCTCGGCGCGCTGGAGCTTTTCGACGGCATCTACGACATCGAAACGGTCGGCATGACCATTTACCAGCCGCGCCGGGACAACGTCAGCACCTGGGAAATCTCCAAAGACGCCCTGTACCAATGGGCCGACGAGGTCCTGAAGCCCACCGCCGAGCTTGCCTTTGCCGGTGACGGCAATTTTCTCTGCGGAGAATGGTGCGGCTTTTGTAAGGCAAAGGCCGACTGCCGCGCCCGGGCCGAGGCCAATCTTGCGCTGGCGCAGTACGAGTTCAAGCTGCCGCCGCTCCTCACGGACGAGGACATCGAGGACATTCTTTCCAAAGCGGACGAGCTCGTTTCGTGGGCGTCGGCCATCAAGGAATACGCCCTGCGGCAGGCCGTCAGCGGCAAGAAGTGGGCCGGCTGGAAACTGGTCGAAGGCCGCTCCAATCGGAGGTATGTCAACGATGCAGTGGTCGCCGATGTGGTCGAGCGCGCGGGCTTCGACCCCTATGAGCGCAGGGTGCTCGGCGTCACCGCCATGCAGAAGCTGCTCGGAAAATCCCGCTTTGACGAGCTTTTGAACCCTTACATTGAAAAGCCCCAGGGCAAACCCACGCTCGTGCCGGAGAGCGACAAACGCCCGGCCATGTCAACGGCGGAAGCCGATTTTAACGAAAATGAAGGAGGACAATCCTATGTCTAACAAAGTCAGCAATCCCATGAAAGTGATCACCGGCCCCGATACCCGCTGGAGCTACGCCAACGTCTGGGAGCCCAAGTCCATTAACGGCGGCACGCCGAAATACAGCGTCAGCCTGATCATCCCCAAGTCCGACACCAGAACCGTCGCCAAGCTTAAGGCGGCCATCGAAGCGGCCTACCGCGAGGGCGAGTCCAAGCTCAGAGGAAACGGCAAGACCGTACCGCCGCTGGCCTCCATCAAGAACCCGCTTCGCGACGGCGACGCGGAACGCCCCGACGACCCCGC